CCTCCCCGGTTACATATCACCAGAGAGCTTACAGTTGTCTGTGTCAGGTCAGGAGCAGTGTAGAGCGTGGTTATCGTCGTCGCGCTCGGGTCTAGCTGACCCAGAACCTTGATAGCATCTGCCACTAGGAGGCTCCCATTAAGAGAAACTGAAATCGCCGCATCGCCAAAGACCCCGTCTTGTCGCCCTGAGTCTTAGCAAGGTCTACATCGTTTTCAATTTGATCCAAGGCAAATTCCAAAGTTCTTCTGGTGATAGCTTCGTTCTGGATGGTGTATTCCTCCAACGGAACAGGTAAGGGGTTTCTGCGTCTTTCTGCCATAATATGTCCTAAATTAGCCTTACACGCCCGCCATAGCTATAATCTTCAGGCAAAACATCGGTTATTGGCCTGTATTCTTTGTCAATTCGAGACCACAACGCAGGGTCATTTTCCTCTCGACTAGGGCGCGTGTCCACATGCGCCATCATCTGAGGAGCACCTTGGTACTGGGTGTCACTGTACAGGGCAATCCCCGTAAATCCTATGTTTGTAGCCATCGCCACAAATTCGCGGGCCTCTTCTGCATTCAAACCCTCGGGGAAAATATCGACAGCACGAACCACGCCGTCAGGGCGCGCATTGTGTTGGCTCCCCGAATCGTTATCTCGACCTACCGCCCCCGCTGCGGGAGAAATATGGATAGGGGAACCCCACTCCTCGCGGAGCTGGTCGAGTTTTGACAGCAGACTATCATCCAGATCATCATACCAGCCTCCGAATTCCTCCGGCTTGAAATAGGTAGGCTTTGCCATTATCTTTTGCCGTCCTGCCGCATCCCAAACCTGAAGCCGCCTAATCTCCAGCCAAACCCAGTACCACTGCTTTCAACCCGCAGGATAGTGTGCCTCGCTCTGGCCCTGATATTAGATTGGGTTGTACTGCTGGTAATGGTAGCCGTGGCTAATGTAGAGGCTGTTTCCAGCGGGTAGTTACTGCCTTTTATCGTCATGGCAATAGAGGCTTCATCAGCGTCCCCGCTGAAATTAAAATCAGGCAGAACTCTGTTGATCATTGTGAACCTTTCACCATCGCCAATCTCTAAGTCGCCAGACTCTATGTATGCTGTCATTGGAGAACCGTCATCGTCATATCCGACTTCATGGCTGTAAAGATAGTTGGCGTCTGTGTCAGTCACCACGCTGGAACCTACAGGCCCATTCAAGACGCCCGAATCAAGCCAAGCGCCTCTCGCAAGGGTTCCCACGGCCCACAGATTTTCCGCATAGTTGAAGCTGACATAATTTGTTATGTCGGGGGTGCCTGATCCGGAAGGGTAAAACCAGATGATTTCTGAAAAAGCGTTATTTTCAGCGGCAAACACCTTAAACGCCTGCGACATATTGATACTGGAAAGCACATAATCCTGCACAGAACAGGGGAGTTGCTGTACCGCCCCGTTGTAGACGTAGAACCCCGTCTTGTCCATGAAGAAGACATTCCCTCTGGCATTAACCGCCGCGTTGGGGGAAATCATCGAAACATCCGCGCTCAGAGTGGTGAACTGAAAAATAAACGGGGCACCTACAAACCTCATGGAGTGCAAGCTTGTATCCGTCCAAATCAGTATTTCCTGTCTGGTCTGAACCGCGCCAACGATAAGTGACCCGGAGCTGACTCTGACCCCTCCAGCCGTATTTGTTGCCGTTGGAGTCCAGTCTGCCGCGCTTTCCTGATCCGACCACCTCACCAGCAGTGGATCTTGAACAGCAGAGCCTAATGTATTCGCACCAAAGGCAATGATATGCTGATCATTATCTGAGACTAAAACCTGCCCGGCAACCGTTGGACAATTTGATGCCCCTCCGAGAGAGGTTATGTTCACCCCTCTTACGTCTAGCCCCGAAGACTGATCCCAGTAAAAAATTCCGCCATTACGGACATTAAAAACTAAATCCTCTCCGAAGTTATCTTGGCTATACAGCCTTAGCTGCCCAGCAACCCCAAGGGCTGAGCCGCTTCCCCAAGAATCATCTCCCCACGGGTCTGCCCCCCACCCTGATGCTGACACGTAAGTATTAAGGCCGGTAGTAATCTGGTAAGCCCCTACCACAGCAGATCCGCCGTTGCCGGTGTCATTACCATTTGCGGTAACAGTATTTCCGCTAGTATCTTTAGCAGTAATGGTATAAACATTCGCAGTAGATATTGCCGCGACCTGATATTCCTGATTCAGGACAGCCGCCGTGATATTGCCGCTCCCGCCCAGACTTACCGCATCTGAAAAAGTAACAAAATCATTTTTAGCGGCGCCATGATTAGTATCAGTAACAGTCACCGTAGAGAATCCGCTTGTCGCGGAAAATGTTACATCCCCAGCCGAGGTTGTAGCTCTTATAGGGGTTATGTCGTTAGGCTTAACCCCTTCTACCACATAAAATTTCAGGGTTGTTCCCAGCCCAATAAACTTAACAGCCGCAAGAGAAGCCCAAGCATGAACAGACCTGCACACCCCGAGAAAAGAGGTTTCAGTATATTTTGTCCACCCACCTATCTTTTCCGGCCTGCCTTTTCTGAACCTGATCTTGTCAGAATCAAACCAGCCAGAATCAGCAGTGTACTCAGTACCTTCCTTAACTACGCCGGGGGCGAACTGTATTTTTTGCAAGGGCATAGTTAAGCTCGACGCAAGTCCAGTTGGTCTAGCATCCCCTTGAGGTTTGGCGCGGGCCTACGACCAAGATTTCCAGCTCTGGCTTGTAGCCCCGCCAAATCTGCCGGTAAATTCCGCCGCTCTATTGGAGGTGAAGCTCTCCGCATGGGTTGTGCTGCTCCAGCGTGACCGCCTCTCGCAAACATCGACCCAAGTCCAACGTGACCACCTCTCGCAAAACTAATGTTACCAATGTTTATGTCTGCGGGATTAAATGTAGCAGGATCAATACCTTGAGCTATTAGTGCTGCCACTACTTCGGGAGAATGATTGTAGGGGTTTGCTTGATCATTACCCGCAGAAGGAGGAGTTCCACCAGTAGCAGGAGGAGGAGTTCCACCAGTAGCAGGAGGAGGGGTATTCCCCCCAGAAGCTTGTCTGCTCGCAATAAGGGCTTCATAAGCCGCAAACTCATCAGGATCTATTCTCCTGTTTTCATTTCTATCTATGCCTCCTTGACTAGTAAACCTGTCCCAATCTGCTTTTTTATATTCATAACCTCCGGGGCCGGTAATCCCATAATCCGAGCCTGTGGCTACTTGAGTCGTCGCAGGGGGAGGAGCTTGAGTCTCCGGAGGGGGAGCTTGAGTCTCCGCAGGGGGAGGAGCTTGAGTCTCCGCAGGAGGAGTATTGCTGGGGTCGATATAGTTATTGTTCCGAATCGTTGTAGATCCACCAGACTGACCTAGATCAATGGTAAACCACGGGCTGGTCGTATTATTGATGTCGAAAGGAGGCCAATTACCCGCAGGAGCCTGCTGAGTGTTAGCAGGAGGAGCTTGAGTCCCCGCAGGAGGAGCTTGAGTACCCCCCGCAGGAGGTTGCCTGCTCGCAACTCTGCTCGCAATAAGAGCTTTATAAGTTGCATACTCATCAGGATCTATTCTCCTATTTTTATTGGTGTCTATACCACCTTGAGAAGTAAATCTGTCCCAATCACTTTTTTTGTACTCGTACCCTCCGGGGGCGGTGATGCCGTAATCCGAGCCTGTGGCTACTTGAGTCTCCGGAGGAGGAGTATTCTCCGCAGCAGGAGTTTGTCTACTCGCAACTCTGCTTGCGATAAGGGCTTTATAAGTCGCATACTCATCAGGATCTATTCTTCTGTTCTGATTGGTATCTATGCCTCCTTGAGCAGTAAACCTATCCCAATCTGCTTTTTTATATTCATAACCTCCGGGGGCGGTAATACCGTAATCGGAGCCTGTGGCTGCTTTAGTCTCCGGAGGAGGGGCTTCCCCCGTAGAAGGCTGCCTGCCTGAAGGGCCATAAACCTCCAATTCCATCTGTCGCCAACCATCCTCCGAAAGACCCGTTATATCCCCCTGAGTTGGGTGGCTAAAGGTATACCTGCCGTCTGCGCCCGGAGGAGGAGGTGACAGCGACCAACCGGGAGTTTGAGTCTCCGGAAGTGGGCCTTGATCGGTCGGTCTCTGACCGATCGGGAGGTTGCCGCCTTTGCCGCCTCCGGGTTGACCACCTCCGCCACCGTAGTAGGGGTCACCGTAGTAGGGGTCGTTTGGCATACCGCCCCAGCCACCGCCACCGCCTCTGAACCTACTAAGCATATCCAGCGTTGTGTCACGCCTGTAGGGATTCATCAGGTTGTTTGGCCCAGACAAGGACTGAATCAGGTTCTGGCTCAGCATGGGAGCGCCATAGCCCTGATCTCTAAAGGGGATGTTGGTTGGGATCACCTGCCCCATGCCACCACCCCGGATTGGCCCCATGTTCTGGTTGCCGTAACGTCCACCTCCGGGGAACTGAGATCCGCGCCAGTCTCTTTGGGGAAGATATGGATTGTACCCGCCACCACCGCCAAACATGCCGCCGCCACCCCTTGGATTGTACCCGCC